TAAAATCGATACACCCGTAGTAGTATCCGCACCACTCGCGGTAGCTACAACAACCTCATCCTGCAAATCCTGATCTCTATACCATTCATTCCAAATCAAATTATAAGCCCTATGCGGCAACGCACTATAAACAAGCTCCGGCGAATAGCTCCCAGGTGGAATACCTAAGTAATCGCTCAACTCACCAGCCACAATAGTGGCGCTTGACTTAAACGGCGGCACACTTGCATCGTCACCATCCGGACCACCTGTAATAAAACTCTCGAAATCGTCCCATATCAAACGCAGAGGCACAAACCAGTGGTGAACAGACACAATGATAGGATGCATAACAGGAGCCAACAACGGACTCAGCCTAATCAAACACGCTGTCCTATGCTGAAACGTATCTCCCGGCAAAACCTCCATCCATGTACAAGGAATTAATTGTCCCATATCACACGACAACAGCTTGTAGTGCGACAAAGAAAACTTCGAACGCTTCATAGCTTTTTTCCTCTCCCGATCTTCATACGAACTACTAAATTCCGCGCTTTTTGCTTTTCCGCCTTATCGTACCTCTCTTTACCCAGGTAGGCCTTAAACGGCGTATCCTCCTCAGGAGTGACATAACTCTTATACAAGTCCAACAACGCCTGCGTACGCTTGTAAAATGCCTCATCACTTTCTTTCGGAAACATCCCTAACGACTGTCGAAGCTTCATTCGCATATATCTACCAAGTGGTAAACTGCGCCGACCGTGTCGCAACACTTCGGGCACGTCACTTCGACTTCCAATATCCTGCCATCCTGCTTCACTTTGCAAGGCAGATACAACATCCCCAACTGCAACAGCTCCAATACCCGGCCGCAACGACATCCTCGCAAACTCAGGGTATCTTCCTTCGAGGGCTGACAAACCCGGCTTAGTGAGCTTTTTAACGGTGTATCCACACACATACTGCGCGCTATCATGAGTAAGCTCTCCTACGTGACAAGCACCATAAGTCCATGCCTCCCTAAGCGGTCGACACCACTCGCAACTATCCTTAAGCAAATGACTACATACACCACCCCCATATCCAAACAACGCCATATGATAATGGGGACGCCAACTCTCATCGCCATACTCACCAACCGCGAAGTACCTCTGTCTTTCCGCTTGGCTCTTACGCCAACGCTTAATAAACAACTGCAACTGCACAGGCTCTAGGGAGCCATCCGCCGGTACATGCTCTTTATCATACGTCAACGTGACGAAGGAAGCTCTCGTATGAACGAGAGCTTCCAACATTAAACGATGCGTCCACACACGCCGCCGATTAAATCGGCACGGCATACATTGACCACATCCATAACTACTAATACCTTTCACAAATGGCTTTCTACACAGCATTACAAACGAATACCGACGCGTAAACGTCGCGCACCTCTACGACGACGAACAATCATACGACGACGACCAAAACGCCGACCGCCACGACGACGACGCCGACCAAAACGACGACGACGACCATATCCGATACCACGGGGCATTATCTCACCTCTCTACTGGTCTTTCATACCACGCCTGCATAATCCTATTCCATTCCCAACGAAATCCGGGAGCGGTAGGCACATCCGGGTAGGGCGGGATCTGCCCGGTTATAGTAGGTAATAAATTATTGCGCAACGACCAACCTATCCCTGCCCCTGGAATTTCATCGAACCTATTAGCGATATCCTCAGACGGAACTAACGCCAAGCCACCATCCCGTGTACGCGAATATTGAAAATCCGTGATTACACCAGCCTGACGTGACGGCTCCCCCAATGCACTTACAATTGGCTGCGACGCCTGCGGCTCAACAGCACCTGGGCCAACTTGAGAATTCATCCGCGCGATCTGATTAAGCAATAACTGCCGTTCTACATCAGCCGTCGCCATACGACTATCATGAGCTTCCGCTTCACGCTGCTCCGCAGCGTCTGCGCGCATTATAGCTGCGGCGGCCTCGCGCCGTCTTTCCATAGCTGTTTGGCCAGCAGTAATAGCACGCGATAAATCTTGCCCAATAGACGACGGACTTCCACCACCGAACGAACCTCCCCACGACATAGTCGGAGCGCCAAGCGCATATAATGGATGAATACCTGCCTTCTTCGCGTCTGCAACTCGCCACTGAATACCTTCCTGCGCTAAACGTTTCTGCTTACTCCAATCTTGCTGCGAACCGATCTGGCCTAAACCAAAATCAACCACGCTTGCCAACACGTCCGTAAAGATACCCATTAACAAAATACCTCCGAGTAGAAGTTACGACGTCGGCGGCCACCACCGCTACCTTTTCCCGTGCGCTGCAATGCATGCAACACCTCTCGACGTTGCCTCCGTCGAGCACATACCAATAAGCGGAGGGGCCAGCGGAAACGCAGCACCCTGAGCGGGTTACGATAACCTGTCGCCGCGGAAATAACTCTGCTTGCAAGTCTACCATCCCGTTTCCTCAACACTGGACGCATGCGAGACGGCGTAAACGTCCGGCCATCTAAATTAACAGGTGGCCTAACATGACGCAAATTATCTATACGAACGCCAGCAACCCGATAAGACATTAAGGGGTTAGTGATACGACGGGCATCACGCTGGCTGGGCTGGCGACGAGATCGCCTAGGCCACCGGCCGAACGCTCTAGATCCGCCACGTCTCGCCATAGGGTCCGGTGTCACCTAGCACAGTACACAACAAGGGGAGTGTACTGGAGGGCTGCATGGAAGGCCTAGAATACCACGGCGCTCTTGCGGGTTGTCAAGCCCCAAGGGCTTTGTCGCAGGCTCCGCCTGCAACAGTTTGTCGCACGCTACGCATGCAACAAACGACAACTCCGCGAGCCCCGTGATCTGAGAGAGCCGTCCATTGCACAGGAGATTAAGCCATGGATCATATAGAAGAGCTTCGCAAGCGATTGGACTATTTGGAAAAATGGCACAATAGAGCGGGTGAGGCTCTTTACGAAATGCAAAAACGTATCGATTATCTTCGAGACTTCCTGGAGAAAATGGAGCGTGACGGCAAATAAGGATGCGGCCGGCTCCGTAAGGGGCCGGCCGCTTTTTGTGTCAGCCCACGATCAGGGGCTTTGGGGCTGACGCCGCTTCTTAAGGGGCGACTTCACTGGACCATCCTCGCTAGACTGTCGTTCACTGTCAAGAGGTCCCTCTGCACTTTCCTCATTTCCTTTCCCTTCGCCTCGTATTCGGCTTTCCGCTTCTCGTACTCTTTTTCTAGAAGCTTCCTCTTCTCGACGAGACCGGATTTCGTCTCTAACGTCATAACGCTCATTCTCCTCATCCAACTCATAAGGACTACGCGGCTCGTAGTCCTCGCCGACATCAAAATCATCGGCCTCATCAAAACTTTCTACACCTTGCGCATCCGCTTGTCGAGATAATTCTTCACGTACAAAACGCTGAACATCCTCTATAAGAGAGGTTTGACGTTTAAAACGCACCGGTATAGAACGAGGAGTCCTATCCGGGACTTCATGTCCATTATCATCTAGAGGCATTATTTCATCTCCTCAAAATATAAACGAGGCACCACTACGTGCAATCATCCTTCGGGCCTGAACGGAATGGTTAACCATACACCACAACACGTCATTAGTACTAACGGCATGAATCCTCTTAGTAGGTACAGCTTTGACAAAGTCGGAATTAAGTACGGGCTCACTGGCGAAAATCCGGGCCATATGCCAGAAATCCAAGTCAGTCGTCCTAAACTCTCCGGCGATACCGCTTTCCATTCGTCTATATTCATCGTAACGATCTTGGTATCCCCAAACAGCGTCAGGGTCCGCGGCGCTCGCGAAGACCTCAGAGGCCAGTACTTCTTGCTGACCCACATGCTGCAATTCCTTCTGAAAATACTGTTCCTTCGTAGTACGAGAGAACGAACGATGCAACCCCGTTGCATAAATCGTCTTAGGCTTCACAGACAGGAAGGACATAATAATTCCATGCTCTTCGAAATACCGTCTGTACCTGTTTGAACGCATAGCTCCAATACCATGCCCTTTGAGGTTTCCGACACCTTCAGAGTCATCCCCATCTGACGTAACACCAGTCTGTAATACTTCAGAAACCTGCAGAACTTGTCTACCTCCTCCAAGATATTCTGGTCGCTGCAATCGAGCATCAGAGGATTGCACACCAAGATATCGTAAATACTCAGTGTAACGGCTACCGTAACGAGCTCTGGCTTCTGCGTAACGCTGTAATGCAAACGCTTCTCTAAGCGCGATAATGCTCTGCGCTGTAGCTGAAGAAAGGTCGGCCTCAAGCCCTGTCTCATCCCCAAACCGGAACTTCCCATCGCCACTTGCTCCAGACAAACGCATAGAGTCAGACGCCAAATCAACAACATCAATCTCGCGATTAGTGGCATCTGTAGAAGTCTTACCACGAACATTTTGCGATGT